CTGCACCGCGCCGCCTGCGGCGTAGAGCTTGGTGCGGTCTTTGACCTGTTCGGGTTGGAGCTTGCGGGCGCGGGTCGTGACGGGTTCGCGGTTGAACTTGTCCATGGGGATGGAGTGGCCGTACTTCTTACCCGCGAACGGGTCAACCAGCAGCATCTCCACGTGCGGGCGCTCGCCGGTTTGAGCGGCGCGCTTCTGGGCGTAGTACTCGGCCACGCGCCGTTGCGGGGAAGCAAACACGCTCTCAGCGGGGCGCACAACTCCGGGGTCTAGCGCAACCAGTGAAGGCTGCTTGCCCATGCCGTCCTTGAGCCGCAGCGAATCCAACCCCATGCCGCGCAGCTCCTCTACCATCCTCGCGGCTTCCGGGAAGATGGCGTTCTCGCCTTGTTCCAGGTATTGGCTCGCGGGGATGCCGGGGTTGTAAATGCCGAGTCGGCGCGCCATCGCGTACACATCCTCGTCGGTGCCGGTGCGGCGGGGCTTGGCTTCAAACGTGTGCAGCTTGGGCGAACCCATCGCCTGTTGAAACTTCTCCACCGCTGCGCGCTCGGGGTTGGTGAACAACCCGGGGTTGGGGCGCTGGAACTCCGCGCCAGCATGGAACACCGTCTCGCCCGGATCCTCACCCGCGTAGCCACGGTACACGCCCTGGAGCATCTTGTGTTCCTTGGGCGCGGCTTTGGTGCCGTACTTGGCAGCCAGCTCGCCAATGCTCTCGGCGACCTTCGTGAAAAGACCACCACCGGCGTAACCCGGCACTGCGCCACCTTCAGCGAAGTTTTGTCCAACATCGTCCATCGGGCCGATGAGCTCGCGGAGCTGGCGCTTGGTCATGAAGCGCGGCACTGCGCCGGGTTGAGAATTGTCGATGATGTCATTGAGCACCGCAGAGAACTCCCGCATGCGGCCCTCGTACAGCTCGTCCACAGCCTTGACGACAGATCCCGTGTCTTGAATGTCCACGATGTTGTAGTGGTGCAAGTCTTGCACACGGCCCCAATTGCCGTTGTTCAGGAACTTGAGCACCGACTGCGTGACCTTCTCTTTGTATGCCGGGTCGCGGCGTTGGTACTCCATGCCGCGCTCGCTACCGAAAGTGTTGGCGACGGGCTTTAGCTCCGTGATGTCGGGCGCAGCCAGCTTTTCTTCGGTCAACGCTTTCAACTTCTTGGGTCTAAACTCGCTGAGCCAATCGTAAAAATCACCTTGGTAGCCGATGTCGCCCTCAACCTCGTCGATGAAACGGTAATAGTCATCTTGCAATTGAGGGAAACGCTCCAGCAAGTCTTCTTCGTCAAAATTGATGAACTCTTCAACGTCTCCTATCTTGGTCGACGTGACCTTGGCTTGCACGTGCGGGCGACCTTCCGCGTCCAGCATGGCTACCAGCCGGTTTTTGCCTGAGCCGTACTCCTTCGCGGCCCACTCCTGCTGGGTACACCAGCCACCCTGCTTGCCGATCGTGGTGCAGAGCTTGTAGCCTTCGTCGTTGACGGTCTCAGGAATGTCCACCCACTTTGCGCCGGGCTTTTCCACGAACGACAGCTCCAAGCTGTCGTCCTGCAAGCGCGGCGCGGCTTTCAGGTTCTCCATCATGCCGAGCCTCTCGGCTTTGGCGGCTTCGGCCGAGCGCCACTTGTTGATCTTGTCGACCAACTCGACGGCTTGCGGCATCGTCACCTTGTCCAGCTTCTCCGGCGTGAGGCGCAGGCTCTGCGGCAGCGTGCTGTTGGGCGCCATCGCGTTCTTCAGCTCGTCGACGAGATGATCCAGGCCCAACTTGCGCGCTTTTGTCTCGTCAATGTCGTACACCGGGGTTTCGGGCGGCACCTTGCGCAGCCACGGCGCGGTTTCATCTATCGCTTTGTCCGACCACGCGCTCAACACGTCACCGGCTTTGTTGGGCGCGATGGCCGAATCGGACAACACCTCCCAGTCAATCGCCAGCTGGTTCTCGCTGGTGCCGTGGCGCGGGAAACCTGCTCGCGTGCGGTTGAACGCCGTGCCAGAAGGCAAGAACACATCCTCTGGCTGAAAGTGTAGCACACCGCGCTCGGCGAGTGCGCGCACCGGATCCTCCGGGGTGCCCATCTCGTTCTTGATGTACTTGGTGAGCTTCTGGTCGAGCCACTTGTTGATGACGCGGTCTTCCGGGTTCTGAATCTGAGCGTAAACGTCCGGATGATTCTTGCGCATCCAGTCGTGCAGACCGACTGTCGGGTCTTGTTGATACGCTTGGCGGTACTCGCTGAACAGGTCGCGCCCGGCAGCATCATTGATGATCTCACCGGACAAGATTGGTGCTCGTTCGCTCTTGAGATCCCGCACTACGTCGTCCGCGCCGCGCAGCCAGTTACCCCCTTTAGGCTTGATGACGCTGGCCAACGGAGCCATCTGCCCCGCCTCGCGCAGCACGCCCTGGGCGGTGGCCTGCGGGTTGCGCGTGATGGCACGCACAGCAACATCGCCCGCCTTCTGCGCCGCGCGGTTCACCCCGCGAGACAACGGCGCCACCACCGGAGCCATGCCCAGCGACTCGGCCAGGTACTCCTTGTCGGTGGTGGGCACAGGGATATAACCCCCGGTGCCGGGCGAGGGCATGCGGAACAGCGGCTCGCCGTAGCTCCACTTCTCGACGGTGGCCGAGGTGGGCAGCATCAAATCCGCCGCCATGCTCAGCGCGGTGGGGCGCGGCAGCCGGGTTTGCGCCTCCTCGCGGAACCGCAACGCGCGAGCAATCGCCGCCAGCGTCGCGTTCTGCGGCGTGGGGCCGATTGTGCCTGTGATGGGGACGTCGTTAGCCATAGCGGGTTACCACTTCACCTTGTTGGCCCAGTAGGCCGCGCTGCTCGGGCCTTTGGCGATGTTCTTGGCGTGCCGGGACTTGAAGCTCTCGCGCTTCTGCGTCATCCGCTCGGACTCGCCCGCCTTGGGCTTGCCTGCCGTGCTCGCGCCCTGCTCGCCGAACCGAATGACCTTCTCCTGCCCGTTGTAGCATGCCTTGACGACGTGCGACTTCTCCGGGTGGCCCGGGGTGCGCTGCGGCTTATTGCAGGCCATGGCGGCCTTGCTGACGGGCTTGGTGGCCATGGTTACTTCTTACGCGCAGCGGCGCGCATGTTGTCCACCAAGTTGGGGTACGGGCGACCCGCTGCCTTGGCTGCCGCCTTGGCGCTGGACTTCTGCCCGCTGCTGAGCGGTTTGGACTCGCCCAGTGACTTGGGGCGGGCTTTGTCCCACACGGGCTTCTTCGGCTTAGACTGCATACGGGTTCGTCCTTTCGCGCTTCCACTGCTGCGGCGCGTCAGGGTCGCGCGCCTGCGGCAGCTCAAACCAGCCATCGTTCTTCAGGTAGATGATCGCCTGCGTGAACGTGTCGACGTAGTCATCGTGCTCCGCCACCGGGAACTTGCCCACCTGCTTAAGGAAGGCGCTCGCCCAGCTCACCGGCTGACCACGATTCTTACCCGACTCGGGCACCCACAACAACCCCAACTCCAGCGTGGGCGCGGCTTGGTGCGCCCGGCTGACCTTGTCTGCCATGCCTGGATTATAGCCCACGGCTGGAACCTTCGCCAAGCGCAAATCCTGCAGCAGCGACTGCCCACTGGCCTTGGCTTCCACGAGCACGCGGTCGGGGCGGCGTGCGGTGCGGAGCCCGTCCTTGACGGTCGTGCCCCCGTACTCGGTGCCCCAGTCGCGGATTGCGCGGGTGCGCAGCTCGGGGTAGGACAGGTGCTCGTCCCACGCGTCGATGAGCATCGCCTGGCGCTGGCCCGCGTGCGTAAACACCGCCCACACCGTGCAGGCAGTGGGGTCGCCCGTGGTCTTCTCGGTGAATGCGCAGTCGTAGCTCTGCAGCACGTACTCAAACTGCGGCAGCGCCTTGTCGGCGGGCCACAGCTGGAAGTGCTTGGTCTTCAGTATTCCACCCTCGCTGGGCTGCGGGTCTTGCTGGAGCTGGCCCGCTGTGCCGTAGGTGCCGAGCAGCTGCTTCAGCTCGGTAATCTCCTTGAGGCCGAACCGCTCGGGGCAGATGAGCTCGCCCTGCTTCCGGCGCGGGTCGTAGGGGCCGAGCGAGGTCTTGCGCGGCACCCCGTCCCACTCGGCGGGGATCATCAGATGCTCCCACCCGCCAATGTCCTCAAGGATGTGCCCGGAGATGTCCTTCTCGTGCAGGCGCTGCATGATGGTCACCATGGCGTCGCGCTTGGGGTCGTTGAGTCGCGTTGACCAGACCACATCAAACCACTCAAGCGCCGACTCGCGGATGACGTCGGACTGGGCCTCCTGCGCGCTGTGCGGGTCGTCAAGGATGAGCCGCGAGCCGCCTTCACCCGTGGCCGTGCCGCCCACCGAGGTCGCGAGCCGGTAGCCGGTCTTGTCGTTCTCGAATCGCTGCTTGGCGTTCTGGTCACCCGCCAGCTTGAACAGGTGCCCCCATCGCTCCTGGTACCACGGGGACTGCACCAGGCGGCGCGCCTTCAGGTTGTCGCGGATTGACAGGTTGCCGGAGTACGACGCGCACAAGAACTTCTCTTCAGGTCGCGCCAGCCACTCCCACATCGGCCACATGACCGACACGATGGTCGACTTGCTGTGCCGGGGCGGGATGTTGACCAGCAGCTTGCGCACCTCGCCGCTGCTCACCGCCTCCAGGTGCTCGCAGATCACCTCAATGTGCCAGCTCGGGATGAATGGCACCCCGGGCTCCACCGTCGACCACGCCTGCTTGACGAACTCGTACAGGCTGGCGCTGGCCGCGCGGCGCTCCCGCTCGCGCCGGATCATGTCCAACATGACTTCGGGCTTAAGCGGTGCGTTCATTGCAGCCAGAGCGGGTTGTCGTCGTAGTACTCGCGCCCGTCCGCCGGGTGATGCACCCAGACAAACCGGGAGCCTTGGTCGTGCCGCGTCGGGCAGCACCAGCAACTGCCCTCCACCTCATGCTCACGC